CATTTGCAGACATAGCGATGACTTAGCACTAGACTTACTACCCCAAAGTAGTACCTGACGACCATATGGAAAACCACCGCCTAGTGCCCTATTAAGACCAGCACTTGGTGTTGGCTGTAGCTCAGTTGTGATACCCTCTCCATTGCTCAGCCTCTTCCTAATCTTAGGGTCAAGCTGTGCCATTGCTTCTTCAATTGTTGTCAATTACATCCTCCATTATGATTGTTCCATCTTTTGTTTTACCAAATTCAAATTTGTATGGCTGTCCTTCTTTGATTTTCATGTAAGCTTTAGGAAAAGCCGTAGGGAATACCGTAACAGAGTGAAGCTCCCTAGTTGCATCTGCCAAAGTTAGCGATGCCATCTTTTTGCCAGCCTTGGTAATGCGTGGCTTGAATGCCACCACATACATCTCTTCTTCTTTATAGGGCAACTGCTTATAGTTTAAGAACTTTACCAGTGCGGAGTCATTCCCCTTTATCTCATCAGCTGGGATAGCAGAAATAATCCTGTTATCACTAGCCAATAGAAGGTACGTACGGCCTGGCTCAATTGCAGTTTGCTCTTCATCAAAGATACCCACGCTTCCCGTCTTGTCTAGAATCTCAATACGTGACCAACCAGAGCCACGCTTAATTGCCTTAACCATACCCATAAGGATGAAGGACCCCTTCTCCTCAAACTCTTCTACATCATTGATAAATGCGTAGTAGTGAGAAGGAATGTTAATATTAAACTCTGGAAGGTTTAGGTATTCGTAAAGATTCTCCCTGACCTCTTGATCATTCCTAGGATTATCATCAAAGGTTGCAGCACCGATTAGCCTTAGAGCCTGTAGTGCACGACTGTTTACTCCATTACCCTTGCCAAAAGAGAACTCCTCTAGCTCCTTGTAAGAGCGGAATGGTCTATGTGCAATATACTTCTGTGCAATATTATCACTAATAAACTTAATAGACGACAGACCAAACCTAATTCCCTTACCTTCAATCTTAAAGTCCATGTCGGACTCATTGATGTGTGGAAGACGAATGGGAATGTTCATACGCTTGGCCTCGATCAAGTACTCTGTGCGAGCATCCTTATCCTTTTCATTCTTAAGAATGGAGTACATAAACTCAATTGGGTAATACTTCTTTAGCCATGCGGTCCAGTATGAAAGGGTGCTGTAAGCCACAGCATGAGACTTGTTAAAAGAGTATCCAGCATGTGCCTCAAAGTCCGTCCAGAGCTCTTCTGCGACCTCTGGGCGTACATATTCTGATGCTCCCTTTACGAACCTATCCCTAAACTGGTCGAACTCCTTGGCATCTTTCTTCTTACCAATGATCTTACGAACCTTGTCAGCCTCAGCCATTGACATACCGCCAAGTTCTGTACAAGCCTGCATAACTTGTTCCTGATACAAGATACAGCCATAGGTCTCAGCAGTGAACTGCTTCATCTTGACGTGGTGATACGCAATGTTCTGCTTACCGTGCTTACGAAGAATGTAGTCTTTACCAATGGTATTCATAGCACCTGGACGAACCAAAGCGTTAGAGGCTGCAAGCTCTGCAAAGTTCTTGACACCCATCTTGACCAGCAAATTAGTATACGGTGTAGCTTCACATTGGAATACGCCCTTGGTATAACCAGAAGAAAGCATATCATAAACGCTTGAATCTTCCATGTCTAGCTCAAGCAGATTGATCTCTCTGCCAGACCTATCCTTAATAATATCAAGAGTGTCACGTAATACTGATAATGTCTTTAGCCCTAGTGCGTCAATCTTAATTAGACCAATACGCTCTGCCTCTTGCATGTCTACAGCTACCACTGGGATTCTTCCACCACTACCTGGAGACTGACGAGTTTCCATTGGGGCAAACTTAAAGATTGGAGACTTGGAGGTTACAACACCAGCAGCATGAATACCAGTGCCACGAATACGACCACGGAGCTGATCTCCATACTGCTCAATCTCTGGATACTTCTCACGGAACCATGCAGCCTGCTTAGAGGTGCAGTAGTCATCCCAGGTATCAACAACCTTCATAACTTTATTAACGTCTGTTAGTGGAATGTGTAGCACACGTGCAATGTCTCGCACAACACCCTTGTCTTTGAACTCAAGGAAGGTAGCAATAGATGCAACATGTCGATACTGTCTGACAAGATAGTCTTTAACCTCTTCACGACGTGAATCCTGGATGTCTGTATCAATATCTGGAAAGTCGTTACGCTCTGGATTAATAAAACGGAAGAACAATAAGCCATGTGGGATTGGGTCAATGTCTGTAATCTCTAGGGCATAGCATAGCAAGGACCCTGCAGCAGAACCACGACCTGGTCCTACCATAATGCCTTCCTTCTTTGCCCATGAAATCATATTACGAACAACCAAAAAGTATGGTCCAAAGTTCTTGTCCTCAATAACCTTAAGCTCTTCATCTAGCCTAGCAAGATACTCGTCAGATAGAACTCCACGCTTCTCTAGACCTGCTACAGCAAGCTCTCTAAGCTCTTTGTTCGGGTTCTGATACTGTACTGGGAGTAGGTCAAGGTAATCCTTGATGTCGTAGTCCTGAATCTTGTTAGCAATTTCCTGTGTGTGCTTATACATATCCTCACGATCAATACCCTGCGACTTCATCGCATTGTGCATCTCTTCATCTGATAGGAGGTGGATGTCGTATTCGCTAAAGCTAATGTCACGGTCTCCATAAAGATACTGAAGTCTATCTACAAGATTGTCGAACTTGGTTGACTTCTCATAGGTTGAATCCTTTTGGACCTTGTTTGAGTATGTGTTTAGTACTAGCTTAAGTTCCTGGATCTCTTTCTGTCCAGTGTGTGCGTGGTGGCAGTCTGGAGTTACAACAGCCTTTACTCCAAACTCATCTGCCAAGGCAAGCAACTGCTTGTTAACCTCTGCAGGGTTATGTGGCATAACCTCAATGTAGTAATCATCTTTGAATACACGCTTGTGCCACTCAATAATTCTCTTTGCTTCCGCAAACTCCTCAGCCTCAATGGCTTTGGCTAGGGCACCAGAGAGGCACCCAGAAAGAACAATAAGTCCCTCTGAGTACTTCTCTAGTACCTCGTAGTCGATACGTGGCTTCTTGTAATAACCTTCAGTCCACGCAATCTCGTTGAGCTTGTTTAGATTCTCAAGCCCAGCTTCATCCTTGGCAAGAACGATAATGTGATTGTAGACAAGATCAAGCAGACCCTCACGCTCTTGCTTGTCTCTCTGATCGAACCTGTCTGCAGTAATGTATCCTTCTACACCAAGGATTGGTCTAATGCCCTGCTCCTTTGCAGCACGATAGAACTCCCTGTGCCCAGACAACGAACCGTGGTCTGTGATAGCAAGAGAGGTCATGCCTAGCTCCTTAGCACGTTCAACGTACTCTAGAGGCGTAGCAATTCCATCAAATAGGCTGTAATGGGTGTGAACATGTAGACCAATGTAGCTCATAGACTATTCTTACCAATCCATGTTGGTAGCTGATCCAGCACTTGGTCCATCAAAACCAAGGTAGAAAGCTTCCTGCTCTGCATACGGAATCTTGTTCAGTGCAGACTCTAGTGGAAATGGTCGAACATCCTTCCAGTCGAAAGGCTCGCTGTCTGGAGTAGAAGGTAGAAGAGTGTAGCTGGTCTCAGTTCCCTGACCGTTACGCTTTACCTTCCAGGTTAGGTTTGAGATGCTACCAGTGTCAATAGCATACTCACGAATGTTGTTGAATGCTGACTGCTTGGATACTCCCATAGACCAGATTGCAACATATGGGTCCTCTAGACCATCGTCAACTAGTACGTTGCAGTAAAAACGCATACGTGCTCGCCAACCAGCCTTTGGATCCTTGCGGTGCATCTCTTCTGCCCAGTCACGACCCTCGTCGTCCATGGTGTCTACAGCCTTACGCTTGTAGTCCTTTGGGTTAGTGTGCTCCTTAACAACCAGGGCAAGGCCTCGCTCCTCAGAGTAGTTTGGGCTATCCTCATCCAACTCTTCAATAAAACGAATCTTTACTGCCTGGCCATCAGCCAGCTTTAGCCAACGAACCTTGGCCTTGCTCTCATCATACTTTGGCTTATCAAGTAGTGCATTGATATTCTTTAGCCCTTTTACTACGCTCATTTTTCTCCTTGTATTTTGGTGTTTTAGTTTAGCATGGCAGCAATAGATTTGTCAAACGATTCGTCTAAAGACTTTATCGCATCATCATCCATATCGCCAATATCTTTATATTGTTTATCTAGTTTGATAACAGTAACACGAGGTCCAAGCCTTTCAGCTATTCTGTCTTTCATGTTACCGCCTGCTTCATCATTGTCTGCAATAACAATTACGCTATTGAAGTATTTTTGTAGTAGGTCTGTTTGGTAGTTGGATACGTTTGCTCCTAGAGTTGCTACCGCTGCGAATCCGCATTGGTCTAGTCTTATGGCATCAAACGATGACTCAACTACATAAACTTTATTTGATGACTTAACCCTATGAAGGTTAAATAGGACTTTGCTCTTGGGCATGCCTGGAGTATTCTTAAAATCTTTGCCTTCAACAGATCTGCCGACAAAGCCAATTTCCATGCCGTCTGGAGAGTGTACAGGTATAGTCACCATGTCTTGCTTCTCAGAATAGCCCAGAGCGAACTTCTTAATCGAATCTTCTGTAATGGATCTGCCAGAGTAATACCTCATGGCTCTTGGTGAATCCAGTGCTTGCTGATTTAGTCTCTTGATCAGAACCTGGTCGTACTGAGTATACATAGGCTTTTCAACTAGATTCTTGGATACCGCATCTAGGATAGAGGACTCTTGCTCTTTGCTCTTAATAAACCTAGCAGACTCAAAGTATGTTCTGCCAGAGGTGTGCATAACTAGCTGGATAAGATCTGTGACGTGCTGACATGAGAAGCAGAAGAACACACCACTGTGTTTGTCTACCTCACCAGCAGGAGTTCTGCTGTTGCCGTGAAATGGGCAAAATATAATATAGTCAGAATCTACTTCTGACTCAATGTCTAGGCCTGCTCCCGTGAGAACTCTTTTAATTTGTTCTGGGCTATATAAATTGCCTTTGTTTCGTCTATTCCCGTTATCCATTCGCTCTTTTTCTTTCCTACGTATACTCCATAAATACTTAATTCAAATTCAAAATACTGTTTCTGTTGATTATAGTTTAGCGTAAAGTCTGGATTTATGTCAACCCTTGGCACGTATCCAGACAATTTCATTTCAGTTATTAATAGCTGTTGATACTCAAATCTAAGACGTGCTATAGCTGAATCATCATGAATGTTGCCATCCAGATGAAACCTCCTAATAGGTTTGTGGTGCAAATTGTCCATACACCATTATACCTACTTATCTTCAAAGTCCTTGTAGCGATACCAGCCTTTATCGAAGTCTACCTGAACCAGGAAGTCTCCCATAAATCCGTTACGGTTCTTTCTAAAGACACACTCAATAATGTCTGAATTGGTTCCACGACCTAGTGCAAGGACCCAGTCAGCATCGTAAGCAATCTGACGTGACCAGGCAGTCTGTCCTAGAGTAGGAACAGTGTCAAGTTTAGTAACGTCGTCTGGCGTTGCCGATGAGATTGCAATGATTGGGACTTCTTCTCCAATTGCCATTAGCTTTAGCTCACGTGACAAGTTCTTCATTCGTACCGTCTCATTATCTGACTTCTGATTTGGGCTCATTAGCTGTAGGTAGTCTACGATAACAAAGTCTGGTCTATACTGATCAATCTTACCACGCAAGACAGATGGAGTAATTTCTCCACCAGTGTCATTAGAGATAATGTGAAACTCTGGCTTGCCTTCAAGTGCCTTAGAGTGCCAACGCTTCAGATCCTCAATCTCAATATCTCCATTAGCAAGCTTTCTGTGTGACCACAGCCCCTCTCCCATAATTGCAAAGACACGGTTACGAACCTCAGTCTCACTCATCTCAAGGCTGATAACCATAGGAGACTTGCCCTGCTTCCATGCCTGTACTGCAAAGTATAATGATAGCCAAGACTTACCAATACCAGGGTAAGCAAGCATAACTCCAAGCTGTCCTGGCATAATTCCAGATGGCAGATAGTTGTCAAAACCTGGAAGGCCAGTCTTAATTCCAAGCACACCAAGCTCTTGCTGCTTCTGTACGTTTTCATAGTATGCAACTGCAGACTGAAGATCTGTAGCATCAATGTCACGGATTACTGAGGTATTTTTCTTTAGCTCTGATGTTTTGGCAATTAGCGATTCGAGGACCTGTACGCCCCTTCCGTCCTGAACATCTGTTGCTGCAGATACCAGAATTTGCTTGAGGCTGGTCTGAAGATACTCTGCCTGTAGCTCTTCTAGGTGGTGCTTGGTTGCACCAACTCCGTCTACTGGCGAGAAGTCTCTAAACTTTTCAACCACCAATGTCTTTGGTGGAACTGACCCATTCGTCTCAGTATACTTACGAATGAACTCCCAGATGTCAGTGTGAGTACGCAAGATTGACTCAACGTTTGCCTGCAATAGGACATGTACCTGCTTGTCCTCAAGGACTGCTGATATCAGTCTATCTTCTGTATTACTCACTTAGCCACTCTTTCGCCCTACGTCGTCTCTCAATACGTTCTTCGCTATCCTGATCTATACGAGACTTGGCATCTATCAGGTTGTTAATTTGCCCTGCAAAATTTTTCCAGGTTGGTGCTGAATGCACATCGAAATAATATTCTAACATCTCATAGCACTTTTGTAAACCATAAGAGTCTATAATTGCATCGGCTGCCCAGGCTTCCGCCCATCGATTTAAATTTGGCTTTGCATCATACTTGAATTGATAATGCTTTTCAAACTTGCTGAGCAAAGCCATTTGGTCTTTGCGATCAGCCATTTACTTTGCCTCTACCTCAGCAGATGCTTCCTTGACCTTGCTTGATAGCTTTTCTTCAACAAATGAGTAGACTCTCTCAAAAGCATCATTGATGTTTTCTCCGTCTCGCTTGTTGTCGCTAACGCTTAGATCAATTCTAAGCGACTGAAAATTTCCTAGGTTTAGTGTATAGCCCAAACCAACTGTTACCTTTGTCTCTTCGTTATTCATACCCATCTCTTTCTTAGATTGATTCTGCCCAGACTGGGATAAATCTTCCATCGTCAGTCCTCGTATAAGTCAGTATACCATCGCCCATTCTCCGTGTCAACTCTTGTGATGAAGGAGTTATATCGTTAGTAATCAACTTATCTTTTCTTGGCCTACCCATATGGTAGGAAGCAAGTATATCACGAATATCTCTTACTTGTGATTCAGAGTAATAACTTCTTACCTGCCATCCAGTTGCCCCACCCTTTTGAGATCCTGTTGGATGTGGAATTATGCCACGCTTCATTAAGTTTGGCAAGTACTTCTTGTGCCTATTTACTAGCTGTGCCGTCTCACCAACAGTGTAGGCACGTTCCCTGTTTTTCTTAAAGTCTGATATTAGGCAGCTTTCTATTTGATCTTTTGTAATATTGTAAACAGACATAATTCCGTTTGACTTATTCAAGTGATGTATCCTGACTAGGCTACCGTTTAAAAACCATACCTTTTTACTTCCAGGAATTACTGGTGCATTGTTATATGCTTCCATGTCTATTAATGCCATGGCAAACTTTCCTACTCAGGCACTCCGATAGCGATTAGGGATACGCCAACTGTTGAAACACCAGAGGTCCCAAATCGAACTACACCATCAACCCTAGAGGAGCTGATTGAGGTTAGGACTACTGACACGTCTCTTCCAGCTTCGGTTCCAGAAACGTTAACTGGAGTAGCTGTAACAATTGGTGGATACTTAAACCCAGCACCCTCAAAGTTGTGAAAGAATGTTGCTTCAGATCCTTGCAAGTTTGATGCAGAGTTTGAAACTTCTTCATAGGCTCCAACAACACGACTCTCAGTAATCTTTAAGTCCTGTCTTCCAACACCTGCTCCAGGTGTATCAACAGACAGAAACTTGTTTGCCGAGTAAACTGCATTTTGGCTAAGACGATTTACAGCTTCTGCAATCGCATAGATATATGTTAGGTCTACTGGTTGACCACGTTCTGGTAGAGGGATGTTTGCCATATTGCTATTATACCACGTCGATCAGTTCAGACTCAAATATTTGCAAAAACTCATCATAGGTTTTTGATATTGATGATACCTGAATCGCAAACCTATAGTTTTCTTCGGCAGAACTAATGAATAGGTACTTGCTCTCTGACGTAGTGCCATGATATGAAGGCTGATCCCCATCATATCCAACGAATATGTCGAATTCTGATCCAGCTGGTAAGCCTTCCCAAACAATATTAACAACAGAACCAACCATAAAGGATGCCACCCTTGCTTCTGACAAGACTGGCACTCCAGCTCCAGCAATAGAAAAAATTGGAGACCATTCTGAAAACCTATTTCTGTCATCAGATAGGACTCTAAATCTTACTAAATATTGATTGTTGGCATCTACTGGTATTAGCTCTGAGTTAGGAATAATAACCCTTTTTGTTGCCATTACTCAACACCCACAGACAGTCTAAACTCTATAAAGTTTGATGTATTTGGAGCCTTTACAATTGGTAGCGAGTCGTTATTCTTAATCACAGAGTATCCAGTCAAGCCGTACAGTGGATTATTAGAAGAAAGATTTTCTAGTCTAAGGCCATCTAGACATACATAATAGTCTGATGATGTTTCTTCATCCTTAGATACAGAGACATAGACCTTTATAACATTTACGGACTCCCAGTTAAATGCAGAAGTATAAGATAGCTCCTGTAGCTGTCTTGCTACAACAAAATACCTGTTCGAAGAAAAGTCTTTTGAGTCGTTAGCTTCGCCGTCAAAGGAATCATTGTCAATATTAATCAATAGCCTTGCATGCTCCCCAGACTCTGTTGTGTCTGATGACGAGAACTCTACAAGTATTTTAACATTATCTGGATCTTCATCTAGGCTTCCATCTTTATTGATTAGTGAGAAGGCAAGCCTAAGCTCATCTGATGGAGCATTCTTGTTTAGGTTAATGCTAGCATCTGTTAGGTGTATGTGATTTCCAGATGTTGTTATCGCACCGCTCTGCTCATTTAGCTGTATTGCTGAGCTGTCTCCAGCTATAGCAACTAGCTCGTTTAGAAACCTACACCTTTCATTTTTAACAAGCCTACTCTCATTAGTAAAAATTCTATTGTCAGCATTTGTATAGAATGCTGATGCCACGTTGTCCGAGATTATGTTATCATTTTCATCTTCATCTAATGGCCCTCCATTAAAAGCATACTGAATTTCTGTTACTCCACTATTAGTGTGATATTCCCAGCCTTCTCCACTACCAAATGTATAGAGAGTCCTACTATCAAAAGCTCCTACTGCTGGGTTAGCTCCAGCAGAGAATATTCCAATTTCTGTAATCTCATATCTTTCTTCGGTTGGTAGCTCTGCAGTTAGTACTAGCTTAACAACGTTATTTTCGTTTACATACCCTCTAGATATAATCGGAACACGGAACATCTCAAAATCTAGAGAATTTTTTGCAAAGTATTCTTCTTTTTGCTCTGGCGTAAATCCAGACCCTTCGCTTGAAAGTGCCTGTGGTCCACATCCTACTGCAATGTAAGACGCATAGGCTGGTGCCTGTCCTAGCAGGTACTTAGCAAGAATTCCTTTTCCAGTATTAGTTATCATATTGTTTCCTCACTATATATTGTATCATCTAGAACAGTTACATTAGATACAGTTTGAACTTCAATGGATTCTGACGGTAGCATATTATCTACTTCAATCACCAAATCCCCATTATCTAGTACATAGATATATGGCCATTCTGGCAGCTTGTCCTTTAGGCTAATAGCAAAGTTCTTAAAGTAATCTCTATCAGTTCTTTGTAATGAAAGAATATTCTGTGGATTATATTGAGAAAACAAGCTGGTAATATTTTTTATTGGCTGATAGATAACATTCTGACCATTTATCATGTCGTTTCTGGCGATGTTAATTATCTCCTGGCCCCCAATATCTTGGAAGATTAAATCAGTCATAATTTGGGCAGCTATAGCCTCGTCTTTTATCAAGATAATATCTGGTGTTGCAATCTTTACAGAATCATTAGATGTATTAATTGTCTGTGTGGTTGGATAGTCTGGTCTAGTTTCCATTATTTTACCTCGCTCAAGAATACTTGCATGTCTGGTCCACTTACAGAGTTTGAGTAATCAATTTGATATACCACAAATCTAGAATTATCTTCCGCAGCTTGATTAACACCATCGACTGAATAGGACACCTTTACAACATCTCCTAACTGAAGAACTGGCATTCCAAATACACGCAGTCCAAGACTTCTTCTTGGCTTCATTATTTTAGAAACCATCCAAGACATCAAGTTATCGGCATCGTCATGGCTTTGTATATATGGAGCTTCTAGGACAAACTCATTCTTTCCTTGGCTTAGCCTACTAGCCTTAATATCTTGATAATCCTTTTTAGATTTTATTGGATAAGACACTAGCTGAGATCCTTCAAACTCTGGCTTTGAAAAGTCACTCTTTTTTGAGAAGTATTCATCTACGGTAAGCTCATGCTGAGATTCTTGTGTAAAGGTCACGCCCTGAATTCTTAGATAGTTTCCGCTAGTCTCATCTAGGTTAAGGATAGTATCTGTGGCATTAAATACCAGGAACTCTGCACCATAAGCACTTGCAACAAATCCAGAAACGGTGTACCCCTTAATGCCATTAAATGTTGGAGACATTTTTGCATGTAGTGCAGGGTATGCCTTGTCATATCTAATGTTAAAGTATGCTGCCTCCCTCATGATTGTTCCAAACTCCTCAAAGTACATGTTATACTTTGGTGGCTCGCTAGGATTAATGCCAGTAAGATAGCTAGCTTGAACCACACCACTCATAGCATACTTTCTAAAGGACTGATTTACGTTTATTTCCTCTTCTGCAAATACTGCGTTTACTGGTGTGTCTAAGGCATATGCAGTGTTCTGAGAATAGTTATTTGAAATTGCATAAATATTTTCAAACATCAATCGTGAGCCACCTCGCACAAACATTGCCATACTGTTATAGACTGGCAAAGGGCTATTATCATCAACTGTTGCCACCTGCTTATTGTTGACGTATAGGTAGAATCTTCTTGTAGATCCAATGTCTCGATACTCTACAGCAATATCGTATACCGTTGGGTATTGCTCGGATGTCATCCTATACTGTCCAGTAAACTTTCCATCATCTACAAGAATCTGAGAAAGTCCTTGCCATAAAGTGACAGGCACTGCTTTTTCAGATGAGTTTCCGCCACTACTCATTATCTTATAAAACATCATGTTGTAGATTGTGTCTGCATTGTTGTATGACTCTACATTGTTCTCGCTAAGTGCAACTAGTTCAAAGTAGTATCCATTGTTTGTTTGTGGATTAAGTAATACAGCTAAACCACCGCTAGCACCAGATATAATAACATTTTGGCTTGCCTTCTTTGGCTCTCCAACATATGCTGTATATGCTCCAAGCGGTGACTGCGTCTTGTCATCACTATTTTCAAGCTTTCCCACAATCCTCATTCTTGTACCAAAGTGAGTAAACTTAGATGGTAGTGGCTTGTGAACATAAGAAATAAAGTCTATCGGCTTTTCTGTTGTGCTAAATGCTGGTCCAGTCATAACAAAGGCAGATGACTGAATAGTTCCTGGAGCAATGGCAGCCTGGTTTGCTGACCCTTCCTTTTGCGGGTCGTACGTTAGGAAATTCTTAATTACTCCAGTCCTTACTGACTCGGTAGCAATTGAGTTGCTTACACCAGCAGGTCCCCTAGAAACTACCAGACTATCCGACTGCATTCCGAATAGCTCAGAGGATATCATGTTACATCCACGGACATTTTCATTATTAGTCCAGTAAGGGTTTAGTCCTGCCTCATGAGCCACAACCTTAGTTCCAAACTGTCCACGACCATGCTTGGCTACTGTGCCGTCAGAGAGCCTCTCAGTGCCGTTTACAACCACATAGTTTGGCTCTGAATAGATCCTTACACGTCCAGTCGGATACATCTTTCCATTAAATGGTATTTGAGAGAAGTACCTCTGATACTCTCGTATTCCTGTAATCCAAACTCTGCCAATTCCTCCAGAAGAAACTGATTCTGCTGATAGCTGACCATTAGTATTTGTTTGCAGAACAGTAGTCTGAACTCCTGGGATCTCAAACTCTACCGCATCATACTTGATGACTTCGCCATTTGCATAGAAATATCCATTGTATCGTGTAAGCCAATAAGCACCTTCACCAAAATCCATAATGTTATCTACGACAACCCCATTTCTTACTGAAGGAACTGTACTAGACAGAGTAGTCTGTAGTGGAATGGCAGCTAGAGCATATGCAGACTGATTACCGACTTCGTCATTTACAGACCTAGTATTCTCTGTTCCAGATACTTCCCAAAGCAATGCTGGCTTATATATCCAAGTCTTGTCCTGATCTATCATAGAGGCTTGTCTAATTGTTCCATATGATCTTTGAACATACCTAGTAGTGTATGATATATATCCGTCATTAAATACATCGTCTTGCTGAGAGCTTATCTCGATAATATTTGCAAGCTTTTGACTAGTAGCCTTATTGCTAATTGCACCATCCACCTCAAAGTCTTTTGTTCCGTATAGCGTTACATCTATACCACGAACCTCTTCTGACGGCATCATATATTCCTTGCTCATCAGAACTAGATTATTATATTCATCAAGGAACATTGCTGTCTGTGTGGATACCGCAATATCTTGTAGAACTTCTGCAACTGTCACCCCTGGTGCCACAAAGAAGAATGGAATAATTGCTTCAGACTCTCCTGGTGCTCTCTTGAAAACATAATTACTAAATCCAATTGAGTCTAACAATAGAGATACCGCATAGCTAAGAGAAGCATCCTGGATTAGTATCTGTGGTGCGGACTGGGATTCAAAGTAAAAGAATAGATCTCTTAACGTCAGGGACACTGATCTGTCTGAGCTGGATAGCTCTGGGATGCCCTCAGAATACATGGTCTTAATTGGAACAAAGTAGTCATACCCGTCTACATCAAGAATGGCTTCAAAGAGCTTTATCTGAATGTTTCTAGTTAGGTGATTCTTAATTATGCTGTTGTCGTTTATAGAACTAAATGCTAGATCGTAATCAAAAAGTGTTATTGATCCTGTACCAGCAAGGAGTTGGCCAACTGGCATACCACTGCTGCCCAAATCTGATGCAGCCTTGGTTACGTTAAAAGACTCTACTTTATCTGTTAGGTTAACTGCCAATCTAGGGGATAGCTCTATGAGGTCAAATATTGAATCTACCTTATTCATAGTTTCTACTACTATTCTAATTCCAGAAATTTCTTGGAACTCCCTATAATAAGTCTGTCCAGTAGAAGGATCGGTAAAGGTGCTTGGCTCAGTTAGGTTTGTAACGAAGTTGGTAAGCCTATCTATAGAACCCTCTTCTAAGTACCAGCCATAACTTGGAACAAATGTTTCATAGTCTCCAGTTCCTTGGATCCAAATGTGATATGTTCCAATATCGGATTCACTATCTTTAACCAGATATGCATATCCATTTAAAGACTGTTCTGGCAACAAGCTTTCAGAGCGGTACTCCTCCATCTTAATAAAGATGTCTCTATATCTTTCTGGAACCTTTAGTCCATAAGATAGTTCTACATAGCCATCAGACCCTATGATTGGCGATCCGTCTCTTCTTGCAGAATTGGGATTAAAAGAAGCAATGTCTATCCAGCTATTATCGCTTAGGCTTTGTACCTTCCATTTTACTGGTGTAGTTTTATTTCTATCTCCAAAAAACGGATCTGCGAAAGAGCCAACCTGATTTCTAAATGGACCAAGATCTATCTCTCCAACGTTGGTCTGCATCTTGACTACAATTCTATTTGTTGGAACTACGTTCTTATAAACAATAAATGGAGCTACGTCATCAATGTAGTGCTGTCCGTTTCTTAGTTTATTTGCAATACCACGCTCGTGCGATACATCATTGTCATCTACTTCTGTTCTGTACGAAGACCAATACTTAAAGCTATCATCCTTATGGGCCATATAGTACCTAGGCCTACGAATCATATTAATGTTTGTATGATGTGTATATTTATCTTGGAAGTACCTTAGCTTGTTGATTCCTGAACGTGGTCGGAATTTGCCAAAACATTGTTCTAAAGAGTATAGCTGTGCCTCTTTTTCTTTTTTAGATTTAAACACCGCTGGGGTATCGTTATCCTTAAGACCTCCATCGATAACAATGTCAGCATCTGTTGCACCTGTATAAAAATTACCACTGTCATTTGGATCAAAAGAGTTTAATGGCAACCCAAACTTTGAACCAGGCGTATCTGTTGGCCTATACCTATAATTACCTATGAGGGCAATATTTTCTGCAATGTTCATATTCCACTCAGCAAACGCTGCCAACTGAGTTCTTATTGTAGAGCTAGTTTCTAAATGATTTTGTAGGTCTGAATCTTGAAACATTTAGACCTCTTCCAGCGTTACGCTTATATTCCAAAAGTCATAGTTAGAACCACCACGCCTTACAACAGAGTAGTTAAAGTCAGAAATAAACATTTCTATAAGCTGGTTATACTGTGGCAGCTTTTCATACGCTTCATCATTTTCACCAAAGGATGAGAACTTGTCATATGCTAGGTATACCCAGAATGACCCCTTGTGGTTTTCATACCACTTTAAAATATCTACACCGCCAGCACCGCCATCAGTGGTGTACTCTAGTGTGTTATTATTTGCATATGGGGACTTTCCGTCCTCTAGGCTATAGTTTGGCCTAAGTGCGTATGACCTAGATGGAAGCATTTCCCACGAAGTAGATAGCGTCATCTTGTCTGCAATGTGGTATGAACGCATTCTGCCGTTAGCCATTCTCTTTCTACTCTCTATTCTCTGAGGCTTAAAGTCTAATGGTGATCTATTGTCATCCGAAAGAATCATAAATTGATCAAGCAGTGTTTGGTCTTCTTCCCCGTCTGGATCTGCATTTACCTCAAGACCATTTGGAATGTATAGCCCATTGACAACCGTTCCAGAGTTGTCAGACCAAAGCATGCCTTGCGGTCTTTGATACTTTTTGCGTCCTAGTAGGTATGCTTCACTAGTCATTAGAACTTATTTCCCCTAATTCTCTGAGAGTCAATGTGCTTAATCTGGTTCATAACTGCCCTGGCAATTTGGTCAGGATTTGAGTCAGTCTGAACATTAACGTTTACCTCATAATTATACATGGAATCGCCATTGTATGTTCCATTATTTACAGCCTTTAGCTTATCTGCACCAAAGTTTTCAACACCATACTTGCTCATTACAAACTCTCCAGGTGTTAGCATAGCTGGGATAGTGTCTGACCCCTTTGATACAAACCTTGTAGCCATAAGCCCACCAGAACTAAATCCGATGGAGTCTGCAGGAAATGTCTTATAGTGATCTTTGTGAATTCCTTGTGGCGATTCCACCCTCAAGATATTGTCTAGAGCCTGCTTTACATTTCCGAATGCCCCACCTGGCTTGCTTGTACTCCAGGCTCCTGTTTTTCCATTAGAGTATACGATGCTTCCTGGCTTTTTTCCATACTTCAAAACGTAACTTGCTCCAAACCTTTTAACGGAATAGACAGTAGAACCAACTGGCACCTTAAAGAAGCTGTTTGCTGGAACCTTAAGGGTCTGCGGAGAAGTTTCTGAAGATCCTGCTGTTAGGGCTGCAGCAATAATTGGGTTATTCTTTGTTTTTCCAAGAGAGTTCTTTAAGATATCTTCTCTTTTTGCCTGTGCTGCTGCTGCTGCTGCATCTGCTCCAGAAGGCTGGAAGTTGTCTCTCTTAACTGCGTCCCCACCGTAAAGAGTTGCGTTTCTTGCGGCATCTGCACCAGAAGTTGGAAAGTTCATTGATGATGCAGCTAAAATTCCAGCTAGAGTTGTTGTGTCTACTCCGCTAGGGACATTGACATTCTTTGTGGTGTCGGGGACTGAGTCTTCGTCTTGGCCATCTCCGTTGTCGCTGTCACTTCCACCACCAGAGCTTGGACCACCAGTAGCTACTGCAACTGGCTTTTGGTTAAACTTGGCATTTGTGGCAGCGTTCTGCTCATTGGTGAATAGCGTCTGAACATTAGACTGCCTATCTGATGGCTTAGTGTTGTAATAATCTTCTATGTCCTTTACGACTGTCAATCCGCCATTGATAGCTTTTGTATATTCTTCGCTGCTAGTTCTCGCTAGCTCAATTCCGTTAGAAATTTGATCCCACTCTAGCCTTGTCTTGCCAGCAACCTTTAGGTCTTGCTTTGCTAAACTAGCAGCAGCTTCTGCCTTTCTGATGTTTTCCTGTGCTGGCTCAAGACGGCTTTCCTCAATTTCAAAAATCTTTTTCTGATTTACAAGGATCTTGTCATCAAGCTGTTGCCTTGTCATACCAGACTTGGACAGGAGTGCATCTGTCTGAAGCTTTTGTGCCCTCTCTAGAGCATCCCTCTGAGAGCTAAGTGCGTCACGAGCTGACTGATCTCTCATCTCTTGTGCTGCTCTAGCAGCTGCTGCAATGTCACCTCGTGAAAGAGCATCTGCAAGACCTAGCTGCTTTTGTTGCTGAGCAGTGATTCTTTGGTTTACCTCTTCGATTCTGTCTAGAGCCTCATACTTCTTTTCATAGGACTTGCTAATTTCCTCTTCTTTCCAAGCAATTTCCTGAAGTCCTGCTTGATAGTCATCAATCTGATACTGCAGTAATGCAATATCATTCTGAGCAACTTCAGCAATTTTTCTATCCCCTACAATAGACAGCTCTGCTTTAATGTCAATAGCTCGCTCTTCAGCAGCAAACTTATCCATGGCCTTGTTTAGACCGTCAGTAAATAGGCCTTCTTTAAATTCAAGGCTATTTACAACCTGCTCAAGTCTAGTTTTAAATTCTTGCGGAAGCGTATTAATCTCTCCAGCCAAGTACTGTCCATAAATTTCACGAAGGTTGCTGTCTTCTAGGATGGCCTGCTGCTGTGCGAAGTCAAACTTAGTAGCACCTTGTGCAAATCTTTCAGTTACTCTTAGATCCCTATTTTCATTTGTAACGTCTTCCCTTAGTGTTCTTACGGCTTCGAACTGGCGAAGTGCTTTTTCTGCTCGCTTAGCCTCTTCAGTTATCTTCTTTAGCTCTTCGTTACTCAAATCCTTGGTAGCTACAGCTGCTGCAAATGCAGTATCCTCTACTGCTGCATAGGCTTCACTTACAGACATTCCAGAGGCTACTAGTCTCTGAAGTGCTACGTTTTGGTTATTGACATCTACTGTGACTCTTGCCATTCCATTTTGGAATTCACCAAGTGCAATTTCATTAAAGGCTTTTTTAGTTGCTGTACCCTGGTCAGTAAGAGTGATTGCACCTGTCTTCTTGTTTGTCTTAAAGAATTTCTTTTGGTCAGCCTCGTCTAGCCCCATCAGGTAATCTACAAACTCAGAGCTTCCGCCCTTTTGTGTTAGAAGCTGCTCCATTCCAGTGAATCTAGTAATGTCCTTATTTCCACCAAGAAGTCTCATAAGCTCTTTCTTTCCGCCCTTGGCATTAATTCTAGAGTCTCTAATTTCTTTTAGTCTTGATAGTGGATCATCAAGTGGCTCATTTCTGCCTCCGCCACCGCCACCGCCACCACCGCCTGGAGTCTTTGGTGCTGCTGCTGCTGAGCCCTGGGTTGCCTTAAAAGCTTCATGAGCTCTATAGTATCCAACCTTTACAGAGTCAGACATGCCTGCATACTGCTTGCCACCGTACTTATATCCGTCAATAGTTACGTCTTCTGTTAGCCACTTCTGGTAGTCTTCTGATGCAATAATATCAGCTTCTGGGACATACAGCTGTGAGACTAGAGTCTTTGTATATACAACCTTATCATCTTCAGACAGAGTATTGAAGTATGCCTCATCCTCTTTACTGATCTTACCCTTTAGCTCAGGTGCGATTTCAAGAACAGCCTTTATTGTCTTTGGCTTCTTTTCATTGATTGTATCCATTAACTTATTAAACTTATTATATGCAGCTGAATTTGCTAGGTAGAAGTCTACGGCTACCTTAGCTGGAATTACCTGGCCAAGCCTGGTTAATTCAGAAATGTTATTTAGAAGATCCTGGGCATCTCCGTCAGACTCCTGTGCATCTACCTCTAGCGTTAGCTTTCTTGCCAGATCCTTGTCTCCTAGCATAGCTCCTAGCTCTGCAGTTCTTCCTGCTACGTCTCCAGAAAACTTTGTAATGATGTTTAGTACTGCTGCCTGCGACTTTGCATCTCCCATTGCCATATCCATCAGCTTACGCATAGTCGCTGGAGGAATTTCTCCAGAAGACATCTTGAGTTCAATTAGGTATTGCTGGTCTTCTCCAAGCTTAAGCTGATCTGCCTGAGCACGTACAACATCAACATATGCTAACTGATCTGCATCATCCTTGTACTTTGCATCAGTTGCCTTTACAGCACCGCTCATTAGTGATTCTTGAAGTGCTGGGCTTTCATTAAATCCATTTAGGATTTCCTGATTCATAGCTGCCATCTGGTCTGTAAGAATCTTACGCTCATCCATATATCTAGTTTGCATGGCGTTAGCTTCGTTAATTTTTCCCTGTATCTTTAGCTCTTTAATTTTCTTTTCATAGAACATATCCATAGAGTCTAGAAGTTCTTTATTTTGCTCTAATGCTATCTTTGCATCTACCGCTACTGCAGCACCAAGCTTTCCATAGTTTGCTACACCCTCTTCATATGCTGCAAAGCCAGCAATTGCACCACCAATAGTTCCAATGATTCCACCAATTGCAGCTCCAAGCGGGGCAGCTACACCAGCAGTTAGAGCTCCTGCAATAAGGGCACCGATTCCTGCACCAGCGGCACCAGCACCCAAAGCAGTTCCTATAACTCCAGTATTTCTATCTACAGATGAACCACTTGCAGAACCAAAGTACCCTGGTCCTACGTTTGCATTAGCAGTAGCCAAGCTTTGTGTCATTGCATCTTGGTTTGCCTGCAAAGCATTAATTCTAACCTGGAGTGGATCTTTCAAAAGATCTGTTCCGTTTGGACCTAGTAGCTCTTCCATATTTGCAATTACGTCAATTGCAATAGAGGCATCTCCAGATTCTTTTGCAAGATTACCTGCCATTGATGTGGCTTGCGAAAAAGTCATTGCATTAGATAGGACTGCAGATGTTAGCTGAGATGTAAGATCCTTGACGCTACCCTCTCTATCTCCAGAGGCAAGCTGTTTGGCTAATGCCTCTGTCTGCTTCTTACCAGCCTCAGTCTGAACGAATGCTTCTCCATAAGTTGTCTTACCAGCTACAGCACCTAGCTCACGGTCTCTTTCTGCACGTCTTCTGTCCATTGCTTCAGATGCAGTAACGTTACCGCCAAACTCAGCAATAGTCTGCATAGCCTCACGGCTGGCCTTCATGGTTTCTGAGTACTCTAGAACCTTTTTCTGTGCGTCATCGAACTTTGCATTTAGAAGCATAATGCTTCCAATAACAGCACCAACTGCTACAGCTATTGCTCCAGCGAAAGACCCCATAAGTGGAATTGCTATTGAGGCAACCATTAGAGCTGGCATTAAGTCATTTGCCATCTTAGCCATTGGGCTATCGCTCATACCGACCATCATGGCACCCATCATGGCAGCTCCTGCTGCACCACCAGCTGCTCCAGTTGTCCTGCCCATGGCATTGCCATAACGCTGCCTTAGCGTTTGCTTAGGTATTGGCTTTCCGTCTTTGTCTACATCTTGATTTGCTGCATTTCTGCCATATGCTGCTGGAGCTAAGAATTGTTGCTTTGCTTCTGCAGTGGCAGGTCTTGCCTTTCCCTTTTCGTCAAACGTGAATACCTTGTTTCCACTACCAGAAGGAACCATATAAGATGTTCCAGGAACCCTTGCGTTTTTAATATTTGTGTTACGCTCATTATCCCGCACCATCTCATCTTTATTTGCGTAAACCTTTCCGCTGTTATTATCTCTAACGCTACCATTGGCAAGGTCTGTATAAGTGTTAAGTGGTGCTGCAGTGTGTGGCAACAACAACTGTCCCCTAGTTGCAACATCTAAAGCAGCCTTCTTGGCTACTGATACAAAACCAGTTCCAAGGTTCTTTGCACCTTCTGCAACAGTCTTAGGAGAAAAAGCACGAAGACCAAATCTCTTTCCAGACTTGTCTATTTGATCATCAGTTGGCAAGAAAGGTGATTTTCCTGGTCTTGCCCCCACAGTACCTTGAGAATTTCCAAGTGGATCTAGCGGTAGCGGTCTTCCGCTAGTGTCAAATCCTGGTATCTTAGGAACATTGCTATCAAAGTAGCCTGGGATCTTTCCATGTACCATTTGCTGAATTAGTGGTGCATACTTTTCAGATTGCTTTGCAGGAATTACAGCTTCTCCTGGTGACAGCATAGCGGGAACTACGTCGCCAGCTCCCTTTGGTCCTGGAACAGATACTACACCATTTGCATATCTCTTACCCAATAGCTGTGCCATGCTGATAGCTGCCTGCTGCCTTGAAGCTCTCCCTGGCTTTGGAGAAGGTTTTTCTGACTTAGCAGGCTTTGGAGAGACAGGTTTTCCTATTTTTGGAGCTACTTGTTTGGCAGCATGTCTCTCCATAACTTCTTCATGCTTTCTTCTTGCCTGGGCATTTACCTGGCTGAGGTATTTTTCATCGGCGGCATCTCTAGGGCTTATCCTCATGGAGGCTAGTCTGCCTAGGTATGAGTTTCCTGGTGACTTCTTGTATTCTACCAAACGCTCGTCTATGAACTCAGATAGCATACCTGCTTCTTTAGTGGCAACCATAGCTCTTGTAGAGCCTGCATTTGCAGTATAGAAGTCTTTAGAAATTCTTCCTAAAAGCTTATAGGCTTCTATGGTTGTTGGGTGTGCTCCGCCCTTAAGTCTATTAAACTCTCTTCTTGCTACAGCACTATCGATGCCCAAAGATTTTGCAATTTTGTCAATATTCTTTTCAGAGTCATTCATCAAAACCTTAAAGGATGATGTCTTTGACATATCATCAAGAGCCTTATTAACCATTGCATGATCAGCCTGAAGGTTCTGGTATATCCAATTCTTTTTCTGAAATGTCTTTCCGAATGCCTGCCTGCTTTCGTAATCCTTTTCGATATGCGACAGGTGAGCACCACGTAAGCTGCCCAATACCTTTTCGTCTAATCCATACTTAGCTCCAAGCTTTGTTACGAATTCATTCTCTCTTATAAGTATTTCATTTATTGGTAACTGAGTTTTTGGGTCGATCTTATTATAATAATCTACTCTAGACTGAAACTCTTTTGCTAATGGAGCGGGGGCACTTCTTAGCACCTTTGTTAGCTGCTTAAAAGCTTTTGATTGTGTTGGTGCACCAGTAGTTCCATCTTCAAATCTTGTGCCAAACATATTTGCCAAAATCTTTACAACTGTAGGTGCGTTTTGTGGGGTAACACGAATTCTGAGTCCAGCCTTGTTAACAACTTTCTGGAGAGCTCTTGCAGTTGATCTATCCTTAGTTATAATCTTAGAGATTTCTTTAACGCTAAATCCACCAGGAGTGTATGTCTCTACATATGGTGGCTTAGGGTTAGAGGTATAACTGTTTGGACCAGTCTTATTGCTTCCGAATGGACTACTTAGTCTGTAAAACTTTGCATCATTCTCAAAATTACCTTTTCCACCTCGCATAGATACTGGAGACAGCCTGAAGCCAGGATATTCACCCATTTTATTAAAGTCCATCAAAGCATCTGTTACAGCTGCGGAAGATCTTCTGGCAACACTTCTCTTGGTTACTAGATCAATGTCTCCATACCTTTCTAGAGTGTCTGACTTAAAGTTTGGGGTAGGGCCAAACATTCCAGTCTTTGGATCTTTATATCCATATTGCTTTCCACGATCACCAATAGGGAAATCTGTGGTTACAGCGTTATACTGCTTGCCCTTAAATCCAAATAGCTTATTTATTAATGCCTGAACAGGAGAAGTTCTTGCATAGCCATATGTTGGTCTGGCAGAACCTGGAGTGTCTGGACCAAGACCAAACACTTTTTGCTCCATTCTCTTACGAAGGAATTCTTGTGCTATGTTTTTATTTTTAGCAATGTCAAGGAAGTCTGCACCAGTGCCAGTTTCGAATGCACTCTTGTATCTTCCGCCCTTGCCAGCCTGTAGCATAGCTTCTAGATCTGTTTTCTTGGTTCTAACGGCTACACGAGAACGTCCCAACATTGATGCAAACGGGTTACGCCCAATAGAGTATCCAGGAATGCTATCAGTCATCATTCCCTGAATGATGCCAGCATACTTCTTGCTTTGCTTGGCTGGAATTACAGCTTCTCCAGGAGAAAGCATTGCTGGGACTATATCTCCAGCACCCTTTGGACCTGGAACTGATAAAATTCCAGAGTTAAGCTTCATTGGCTTTTGTCCAGCAGGATTCTTTGGTCCTATAGGTACGTTAAGAAGTCTGGATTGTGCTACTACAGCCCTAGCATATGCGGAAGCTAGCTTGTCTACAGATGCTGCCTCAACATTGAACGTCTGGATAAGCTTGGCGTGTGTCTGGTCAAGTGATGCTGCTACAGCTGATGCCTCTAGCTGTTGCTGGGTCATGTACTCTGTAGATGTGGCTAGATCCTTTGAAGATGTTCCTGCCCCCTGGAACACCTTTGATATAAAACCAAACATCTTAATAAGGTTTGCAACACCGTTAGCTATCAAACCAAAAGTCATGAGGAGGACTGGACCAATACCAGCAAAAATTGTAGTAAGGACTACAATAAAGTTTTTTGCCCCATCGCTCATGTTGTTAAATCTATCTAGTAAATTCTTGGCAAACTCAACTACTGGGGTAATTGCCTTTAGGAATGCCTCTCCCAACGGAACCAAAGAAACCTTAAGGTCTTCGACTGCCTTCTTGAACTTGTACATTGGAGAATCTTCAACACGCTTCATTTCTCGTTCAGAAAGGATGGCTAATTCTTCTGCAGTCTGTTGCGAAATCTTTGCAACTCTCTGTGCCTGGGTTCCTTCCTTAATGACGTTCTGGAATAGTGTAGATAGACGTGCGAACTGGAACTTTCCGAATAGCTGCTCAATTGCACGGGCACGATTTAATGGGTCTAGAGTATCTAGTGCACTAGCAAAGTCGATGACCAGTCCTCTAACATCACCTTTATTAGCATCTACAATACCTTTAAGATTGATTCCCATCTGTAGCAAGAATTCGTTTGCTTTTCCAGATGGGTTAATTAGAGATGCTAGACCAGACTTGAGTGCGTTAGCACCCTCAGAGGCATTAATTCCACCTTCCTTCATGGCAGTCATGAAGAATGCTAGATCTTCCATGTCTCCACCAAGCTGCTTGATTACTGGAGCAGCCTTTGGAATAGCAATTGTCAGGTCTTCAATGGCAGTGACTGTTTGGTTTTCAACTGCGTTTAGAAAGTCAATTTCGCCAGCCAGGTCTTTGGCAGAGGTTCCAAATGCATTCATTAGGGAGATAGTAGTGTCCAATGCCTGCTGCTGCTCTACCCCACCAAGAACAGATAGCCTGGTAGCTTGATTAATTTGAGCAAGAAGATCTGCATTTGTTAGACCCATTGCTGCTGCGGATGCAGCCATCTCCATGGTCTTTTCTACAGCAACACCATACTTTGTAAATTCAGAGGCAAGCTTCTGAACCTGCTTAATCATCTTGTCTGTTTCTTCTGTAGCAGTAAACGTATCTCCATAGACACGCTTAAACTTGATTGCCTGCTCTTCCATTTGCATAAAGGTCTTTGCTGCAACTGACCCCAGCATAGCAAGCGGAATTGTAAAACCAACCATGAGCTGACGACCAGCCCACTGGGTATTCTTACCAAAGTTTAGAAGATTTGTGGATCCCTGCTTCAGTAGCTGATTAAATAGCTGTTGCTTTTGAGCAGCAATTGCTGTTTTTGTAGCTAGGTTATCCATGTCTAAAGCTAAAGGCCGAACAGAAATGGCCTTCATAGCACCACTACCGTCACGGCCTAGCTTTATAAACTGTGTTTGAAGAGTCTTAACTCTCTCTGTTGCAACCTTTTCTATTGTAGCGAATTCGCTCTTAAAGAATCTACCAAAACTTTTGGTGGCTGCACCAGCATATCTGAAAGTCTCACCAAACCCTAGCTTATTTCTCTCTAGGGCTGTGGTGAAAGACTCTGCAGTTGTAGAAATGGTCCTAACATTTGCTGCAAACTTACCAGTTGCATTGATGTTATTAATCAGGTTGCGTTGGATGTTTTGGGCAGCTTTTGCCTGCTGGGTACCACTCTGAAGGAGCTGAGCATTTAGCTGAGATATTTGCCTTTGTAGGTTTTTAATTTCTGCAATACCCACAGACGTATCGACATTAATTATAATGTCGGATCTGATATCATCAGCCATTCATCAGCACCTCCTTTTATATACTATTTTAAATTATTAAATTATCGAGCTGGTCCGCCGAATAGCGAACTATTTCCCGATGCCTCTTCAACAATCTTGTAGACTGTTGGTAGGTCAAGCAGGTCTTCCAGGACAGAGATATCCTCTGCCAACTCTGGCTTAAACTGCTTCATAGCAATCTGGACACACTCAAGCAAAAGGTTCATCGACTTGTCGTTGTCTTCTGCTACTTCCTGAATTGCCTGGAACTTTGCCAAAAACGGCCTAAGAAGAGAAATCTTCAAAGGACGGATTTCGATTTTTTGACCATCTAGTAGTGTAACTACCTTGTCTTCATTTACTGTAACTGCCATTGTTTTTTGGTTTCCTTTCCCATATTGGGGCTTAACCATTATAGCACAGAGATACCTTATTTTTACTCAACTTTTTCGTAGCTTAGCCCCATGCCAATTCCAAAACCAGCCTTTTGGGCATTAGCACCCTGCAGGGCAACCACATCGTTAGAATCCTTTGCCTGACCGCCACTAAACACTCTGGCCTTCATCTCTTCCCAGGCATTAGCTTTATCTCTTCCAGACTCCTTGTCAAGATCAACGCCTTGGATGGCTGCATGAAACTTTTTATTGTCATAATCCATCTCTCGTTTTACTTCAAGAGCAGCCATGAGCTCTGGCATTGATAGACTTATTTCGAGCTCTTCGTAGTCTCTCCAAATACCCAGCAAGAATAGTTCCGACTCTAGCTTGGCTAGATCTAGCTTTTCCCACTCCGATCCACTTTCCACAGCATCCTTCTTTACGTCAGGGCTGTCCTTCTTTACTTTTACTCCTGCAGCAACATCTATGATTTCGTAAATTGTTTTTAAATCTACCATATCTTCTAGATCAAATATTGTTTGAATCGATGGGTGGTATTGCTGCATTGCAATCCTTGCACATTCTGATAAAAAGAATATTGCCTCTTCGTCATTCTTTGCAGTCTTGACAAACTCAAAGGCATCCATAAACTCTCTTAAATACTTTATCTTAAGTGGAGTAAGGTACACCAAAGTACCGTCTATAAGCCTTATAGTTTTTGAATCATATACCCTGGTAGCCATCCTACTATTGTATCAAAAAGAAACCGCCCTAGCAGTTAAACTAGGGCGGTTCTCAGTATTAAGTTATGATTTAGGACTCTGGAGTCACTGTGCGGTCTACGATCTTACCGTAAGAAGCACTGTCGTTTGGAAGCAAGCGGAAGCTTACCTCAAACATTGTTGCCTCGTCACGCTTTGCAGATACTGTAACGCTCTCGATAGAGAGGGCACGGTATGCAACGTAGATACGCTCTAGCTCAGAACCAATAGCACAGTCACCTGTACCAGGACCAACTGCAACTAGACCACGCTCAACTGGGCACTCACCGATGTCACCTGCGGACAGGTTCATGGTTGGGTTACCAGCTACTGTGG